GAAAAGAAAAAGCTCCCCCAAGAAAAACAAACTGCCTCACTCTTAAAAGAGTAGTTGCTCGTTCCAAGCATTGATGTGATGCAAGTGTAGTCATTGGTTACTGAGCTTTGACTTACTCAGGTAATGGATGTTACTCATCTCTTAAAACAATAAAACCCCAAAGAACGTATGCGCCCGTTCAGAGGGGAATTATTAAACCTTAAATCAATCTTATGTCTAACAGTAATCTTGCGCATGAGACAAATATAGAATTGTAAATTAATTACACGTACTATTGTGCAAAACTATTTTGGCTGTTTAAAACGTAGCACTGTGATGTATATCCAAAAAGGCAGCCATACAAGCCCTGTAAAAGCCACACCCACATAAGCATACCAATGATAAGAATCTAAGTGCCTCTGATGTCTGTAAATGTTTACAGATAAGATTCCAAAGTGAAGTAGGAAGCCTACTAAGTAGATAATGAATAGTGTCATAGTTTTTTTCTTTTAGCTCTACGTTTTTTTTGTGGTGTAGTTGTTACCTCTGTTGTTGGTTCGGGAGTAAGGTCTACCTGTGTTAATTCAATTAGTGCTTGAGCTTGTTCAGCTTTCGCTAAATCTCCCTCTAACTGCTTCTCTAACTTATTTAAAAGCTCATTCATGCATGGAGTGCAAGATGTAAAGCTCTTACCATCTCTAATGCCAAGATATTCTCTTCGCAGTTTAAATAGTTTAGCCATCTCTCCAGGTGCTAATCTTCCACGCTTTCTAATTTCTCTGATATGCTCAAGCGTTGGCATCTTCCAATCTTTCTCTTCCAAGATGGGCCATAGCTTAGCTGGGCAGTCAGTAGCTGCATAACTTGCTAAGTGATCCACAGGGCAGCCGCAAGGCTTAAAGGTAATCTCACCAATTTGATGAGGACGTTTAAATGGGTTAATCGCATTAATTGGCGGACCACAAGTACCAAACTGCTTGTTGTAGACAGGGCACTCTTTGCATACCTTAACGCGTGCTTCGAAATCTGTGCTATTTATCATCATATCTGTAGTGAATTTCTAAGTGTTGTTTTAGCTTTTTTAATTGTACGGTAAAGATAGTTAAGAGGAATGCCTGTTTCCTTAGCTAACTCCTGATAGCTGAAGTCATCCAATGCGTAAAGAAAGAATAACTCTCTCTCAAAGTAAGGCAGCCTGCTGATGAAGATATCTAACTGCTCATTCTCAAGTCTCATCCCCACACTCTTATTTACATCATCTATAATATCATCTTTCAGATCGTTGCGTATCTTTTCGAATCTTAACCTGGTATAATTGAATGAGCTGTTACTGCATCGTGCAGATAAGCGGATAGCATTGCTAACGTAATTATTGAGCTTGCCTCGGTTATGAATATCCTGCAATTTATCTTTATCACTTTCTAATATCTTAAGCAGCGTATCGTGCAGAAGCTCATCAGCCAAGTCTTGACGTGTAACAGTTGCTGCCACTCTGCGCCATTCAGGATAGCATCTATCTATTTCGGAGCGCCATGTAGTCATCTATAACTTTTTTAGCCTCATCGAAGCTCTTGCATGTAACAGCTTGGTAGCCATTGTTAATTAACTTTGCTTGCCAATCCTTTTGGCTCTGACTCATAACACCCTTAGCTGTTTTCATTTCTATTGCTAATCCAAAGAATGGGCCCTTAGCGTTGTAGATAAAGATGTCAGGAAAGCCTTTAACATATCCTGTTTTCTTCATCTTTACCGCTTGCTTCATGGAAGTTCTAACACCACCAGCTGAAGCGCAGTAAAGCAGCCGAGGATACTGTGCGTTAATATAGTTGATAACTGCCTCTTGTATTAGGGCTTCCTCATTCTTCATGATTCAAAATTAGACTATTAACTTAATCTAAATCAACATCTTGTTAACATACTTATTCACATAGCATTTAGCGCTATATCTTTGGCTCATTAATTTGCTTTTGGTTTAGCAATGATTATTGATTATCTGAGATAGGCTTGCAAACGTGCAGGCCTATTTTAGTTTTATACCCTATAGTGTGCTTTTACGTATAATTTGCAGATATTAGCGTATATTATACGTTATCGGGTATAATTTTTAGAAAAATTCATGCAAGTAATTCGGCTGTGCTTCGAATTGATGTAGATTATTTTACACAAAATGCACATTAAAGTGTGCAATATCCCTCATAAAGCCGATAAAGTGCGCTAAATCACACTTTAACTTAGATAAAAGCGTATTTAGTGTAGTTCCTATTCAGCTCAAAGAATGCTCGCATCATTATAGCATCAGCTATATCGGGAGAGATTCCACCGGTGCGCTGGCTGATAGTATCTTTTGATGTTACTCTTAGCTTACCCTCTTTATCAGGATCCACTCGCCTAATCAATTCTAACTCCTTTACTATATCTTCCTGCCATTTGATGGGCAGTGTAATCTCATTCTTATCTATTAGCTCTCCTAATCTAAAGTAGCAATCAGCTTTTAAGTTCATGTATTGCGTTCCTCGCACAGCTTTACTACCATTCATAAATTCTCTGCAACGTAGGCTATCAACAAGGCCACCGCCTACCCCATCAGCATCCGCGAGTACGTTACTTAGTCTAATGCCATGCTGATTCATTAAGCGCTGTATCTCTGCCTTAACTTCATCCTGTCTCTTTTGGCGCAGTATTACAATGTCTATACAGCTTAATCCCTTCCAAACACAAAGCACAGTTCTATCTTTACCTAATCGCGCTATATCGGCAGTGATATATCCCTCACCTACATTCATTGGCTCTCTGAAGCATCTGATTAATTCATCATACATGTATAATCTATCTGAGCTATTATCAAATTCCCAGTCTCCTTCTAAGAGTCTCTTCCTATCTGCTTCAGGTAATCGGGTAAGGCTTGTAACGTAGCTATCGGGTAAGTGTATATTGTCTCCAGGTAATGCTTGTACAAAAGCTCTGTGCTCAGGTAAGTTCTGATTCTTGTAGGGTAAGTAGAATTGGTTATAAATCCACCCCTTCGATGGATTGCATGTAAGCAATATCTTTGGCTTTAATCCAAATTCGTTAAGCTTATATCTTATACGTGAGCTAACAATAGAATAAGCCTTCTCAGTTATCTCAGTAGCTTCGTCAATAAATACATCAGTAACTTCTAACCCTCCTAAGTCAGTCATCATCGGATCTGATGGATAGAGAAACAAATCGGCTAAGATAATTTCACTACCATTACTGAACTTAATGATATGGCTCTGCTGATTATAGATGAAATCTTCGCCTGCCTTTAAACCAATCTCATTAGCCACCTGAAAGAAGGTAGCCATTGTAGTCTTTTTAAGAGTGTCTAACTTGGCTCGGCCTATTAGTGAGCGTGTACCTGGGTATTTTAAGCGCCTAAGAATCTGCCACATGCAGCCGAGCATAGTCTTTCCACCACCTGCTGCTCCTCCGTAGAGGATTGTTTCTACATCTGAATCTACTGATAAGAATTTAAGTGCCTCGCTTTGTCGGGTAAGAGGCTTGAAATTGTATTCTATTTGTCTCGCCATTGGACAAAGTTAGGCACAACTACGTAACTGTCTACAGGCTTTAAAATTCTTTCTAAATTCAATTCCATTAAGTAAGCTCCCAAAGGTTTAGGAGGTCTCATTCTTTCAACGTGAAAGCCCATGTAGCCTTCATCATATTCTTCTTTATAAGATGCAGTTCTGATGTGATGAACATAGCGCATATTAATTCTAAAACCTCCATTTGTAGCATAGCATAACTCTTCGACCATATCAGCATGATGGTAAAGCTCATGCACGTGACCGCTCCAAACGCAATCTGCGCCATCTAACATTACACCCATACGATTATTATGTATGACTCCTTTGCTGACAGGTCCTCCCCCCCCTGAGCCATGGTAATATTTCGATTTGAATAGAACAGCATTGCCTTTATTTCTCATTACTCGGTGTACCCACCATCCACCATATCCACCTGCTAATACATTGCTGCCTGCTTCGCGATTTAATCCGCTAACAAAGCGTTCTATTAAATCAGTCTCACAGTTCTTAATAATAGCAGTCTCATGGTTACCATAGCCCACGAATACCATCAGGTGAGCGTATGGCTTAAACCAATCTATTGCAGTGTTCACAAGCGCATCTAAGTAGTTAGCCACGTTGTGCTCCGGTAAGATATCATTCTTACTGCGCCTCGGATCGTACTTACCCTGCATAGCGCAAAATAAATCTCCATTCACAGCGAAGTAAATGTTTTCAGCCAAGCATTTATCTAAGTGAGCTTTGAGAAGTTTCCTGTCGCAGTGAGGATTGTCCCAGTGTAAATCTGACATCATGAGGAACTTATCCCCACTCTTGCACGTTGTGATTATTATATTTCTACCCTCGCGAGATGATGTAATCATTAGTTATAATATTAGATTTAAGCTCTTGAAAATGCTTCTTGAATTCGTTGTAAGGCACGTCTATTACGATTCCGTTATCAATGCCCTGCATCAGTGCTATTGTGCGCTGGCCTACGTAGTAAGTACCATCACTTCTAAATTCTACTTCAGCCTGGATGCCCACACATTTGCGAGCATCAAACATAAAAGGCACGTTATCGGCATACGTAGCCTCTAAGCCAATGTCCTCAGTATAATTCCACTGAACTATGTAAGTGCTGCATAACTCAGGTAGCAGCTTCGCATTTAAATCTACAGGCTCCTTCTTCTTTCTAAATAGATTCATGTGCTTCAGATTAATAAAAAAGCCCAGCGTATTGCTGAGCTCTCTTATTAGATAGTGGAAGAAATGCTTAAAATAATTTCAGTTGTGCCTTTTCTCTTGCATCCATTTCAGCAATTACCTTGAAAATCTCATAGGCTACCTGTGGAACGATTGCATTTCCGTAACCCTTTATAGATTCTTGTCTCCACTTTGAAAAGGTAATTCCGTCCAGTTCGGCGGGAAGCCCATCATCTCCGCCACAAATCGGGGATTGAGTTGGGAAGTTTTGCCAGTCATTTCGTAAGCTATTTTTGTCATTGACATTTGATTCTCTTTTGGATTTCCACTTAACTTCGTTCCTTCCGATGCCATTGGAGTTGGAAGTAATCCCATTTCCAACATCCTCGGCAATGTCATTGAGTGCATCGAACCCTCTTTTATTTGACTGCTTTTCATTGTCGCACGAGCATTCGTGCTGTCGAACGCGCAAGGTGTTGGAAGTAGTCCCAAACTCGCTTTCCCACTCAGCATTGATGCTGTTCCGTCCGACCTCTTCTGACCTTTCCAATCTCCTGCTATTGGAGTAGGCAGCATTGTAAGCGACGAACCAAACTCTATCTCTTCGGTGTGGCGCACCGACGGCACAAGCTGGCAAAAGTATCGGTTGTACTTCGTACCCTTGACTTTCCAAGTCAACACACACTTCTTCGAAGACCATTCCCCCGTTCCAATTAGTAAGTCCACGAACATTTTCGCCAACGACGTAGGTTGGTTTAACTTCTGAAATGACTCTGAGCATATGCGGCCAGAGGTGTCGCTCGTCCTCTTTCCCAAGTCGCTTACCTGCGCTTGAATATGGTTGGCAAGGAAATCCTCCTGTGAGTATGTCAATTGTTCCTCTGTGAATAGAGAAATCTGTCTTTGTAATGTCTTCATAACTAATTGAGTTAGGCCAATAATGATTTAATACTTTGCGAGGGAAAGGCATCCATTCACAATGAAATGAATTATTCCATCCCATCCATTCAGCGGCTAAGTCAAAGCCACCTATTCCGCTAAACAACGATCCGTGATTCATTGCTTTGACAAGTATAATTTGTACAACTCTCGCAACCCTTCGAACTGAATCGATTCTTTGAGTAGTTGACGCTTTCGGTCACTCATTCGTTCAACCATTCCTTTTGAAAGTTGTTGTTCGTTGAAGACTGTCTTTCTTGCCTTCGCTTTGCACAACTGATATTCTTCTTCTGT